CCGCTCTCGATTCAGTCGTCAACTGAAGGGTCGAAACCCTAACAGTCTCAGAACCAAAGCAAACATCACGGAGAAAAAGCAATGACCAATCGCGAACTGATCAGAAAAGCGGATTGGGCCGTTTCGGACTTGGTTGCCACGGGTGGCCTCTTGAACCCCGAGCAGTCGAACGCCTTCATTCGCAAGCTGCTTATCCAGCCGACTCTTCTTCGGCAGGTACGAAGCGTTACCATGAATTCGCCCACGATGAAGATCAACAAGATCCAATTCGACCAGCGGATTCTTCGCCCCGGCGTCTCGGCCACCGCACTCTCAAGCGGCGACCGCAGCAAGCCGATCACCGAGCAGGTGGAACTGAACTCGAAAGAGCAGATCGCGGAAGTTCGTCTTCCCTACGATCTCATCGAGGACAACATCGAGCGCGGCAATATCGGCCAGCAGACTTCGGAAGTCACGGGTACTCCGTCCAGCGGCGGCATCAAGGATACGATCATGACTCTGATCGCGGAGCGTGTTGCTCTCGATCTGGAGGAACTGGCTATCCTGGGTGACACCGGATCGGGCGATGCCTTTCTGGCACAGTTGGACGGCTACCTCATCCAGTCGAACGCCAACGTGGTGGACAACGCGAGCGCAGGCATCTCCAAGAGCCTGTTCAAAGCGGGCCTCCAGACCATGCCGGATCAGTACCTTCGGAATCCAAGTGCCATGCGTCACTTCCTCTCCACGGATCAGGAAATCTCTTATCGGGATAACCTGGGCAACCGGGAGACTACTCTTGGTGACGCGCAGATCCAGGGCATTGCCCCGGTCTTCGGCATGGGTGTGCCGGTCGAGCGAGTGTCGCTCGTGCCCAACAGTCAGGGACTCTTCACGAATCCCCTGAACCTGATCTGGGGCATTCACCGGAACGTCCACATGGAGTCCGCGAAGGATATCACCGAGCGGGTGATCATCATCGTGGTTACGACCCGCGTCGATTTTCTCGTAGAGGAAGTCGAAGCAGTCGTCCGCTACGACAACATCGGCACCCCGTAAAACGGAGTGTTCGGCGTAAACAGTTGAGGGGGGCCACAAGCCCCCCTTGGCTCATAACAAATAGCGGAGGAATCCACAATGTCACTGAAACTTCAAGATCCAAACACCAACCTACAGGGTGCGATTCGGGAGTTGCAGGGTTATACGAAAAGCGTACTGGCCGGTAATTCGGTCGATACGAAGATCGATCTCGCTGCAATCAGAGCCGAAGACAGCATCTTGTCAGTGTTGGAATTCGATCCGGCCGGTCCCGTTTTTGCGGATCGCACGTCGGAAGCATCCGTCACTGATATCCGTGCGGACGGCACCATCACCCTCGCGTCTGTCGTGGCCGGGGACACCGTAACCATCGGAGGCCAAGTTTTCGAGGCCATCGACGGTGACACCAACGGGGCGAACTCGGGACGTGCCAACACCGGCATTTTCAAGTTCGGCATCGGCGTATCCGATACGGAATCGGGCACCAATCTCCGAGATGCGATCAACGAGTATTTCGGTTTGCAGGCCAACGGCGTAACCGCGACGAGAGTCGCAGGCGTCGTGACTGTCGTTTCCACTTTGGAAGGGGCAGTGGGCAACGCGACCACTCTCGTGGAGAACACCAGCGGCAGCACCATCGTGGTGGACAACGCGACACTCACGGGGGGCACCGATACTGGGGGCATCCAGCTTGACAGCACGGACACTACCGGCCATCAACTGATTGTCGAGTGGTACAACAGGAAGTAAGAAATCGACGCCGCACAGGCGTTCTCATAGCGTCTGTGCGGTATTCGATGGGCGGGGGTCGCGATGACTCCTGCCTTTTGTGTATGAGATAGCGAGGTTGAAATCATGTCGATTCAAGTGAGAATGTGTCACGGGAAAAACTTTCACTACAAGGGAAAGAAGTATTCCCGGTTTGCGGACGATGGGACTACCCCACTCGTCTACAAGGTCAGTCAGAGAATGGCCTATGAGCTTTGCGAGAAGAAGTCCACTCGCGGAGTCCCATTTTTTCAGGTTGTCTTGGAGCCTGTGCCGGAACCCGAGGAAGAGATCGAGGAAGAGATCGAGGAAGAGATCGAACCTCAACTGGTGGATGCGACGGGCGACGAAGACGAAGACGAAGACGAAGACGAAGACGAGGATCTTTTACCGGAGTTGGATGAACCCGAGCCGGTAGTGGTCAAGACGGTCAAGAAGAAGGCCAAGGCCAAGAAGAAGGCCAAGGCCAAGAAGCGGCCGAAACGGGCAACCACCACGGAAGAGTCGGACGATAACACTTCGGAAGAGGTATAACGCACGGCCATGAAACTGGCGACGGTAGGACAGCTAAGAGAGCGTCTCCAAGGCAAGGATAATGCGTTGCTCAATGGTGCGTATGATCGCGCCCTTCTGGCGACCACTCCCCATTTGGAGACCCTCATTCGCACGGATTTTAGTCGTAAGGTCGTAAAGGATATCTGGTATGTAGACTTCAACCAGTTCCCACAACGATCAGACCGATTGAAGTTCTACCTCACCCAGTCTTTCGTGGACAAGGATGAACCGTTCACCATGAAGACAGGCGTGACGCTTGAGGATTTGGACACCGCTATTGCAGAGGATACCAAGTTCTTCAGGATCGATAAGACGGAAGCAGGGATTCTCTCCGTTTTCGGTTCCGAGTCACTTACCCCACCTTTCTTTCAGCATCGAGCGGGGCTTACTCATGTGAGTCCGTTTGGTATAAGTAGCCACCCCTTCACAGGCCACCGAATTTATTACCAGTTTGAGTACACAGCCGGGTTCGTACAGCGCGGCGATCAGTTCGGTGCCAAGTTCTATCGTGGCGTGCCTGAGTGGCTTCAGGAGGGGGCCTTACAGCTTTCCCGAGAGATATACCTGAAAGACGTGGACGTGCTGGAGAAAGACGTGGAGAAGGCGGCAGCCATGCTTTCCAACACCCGTGGGCTAGCTTTACTCTTGAGTCAGGCTGAAAGGATGATGAACCGGCATGTACGGTTTCACCCTGATGCACAGAAACCCCTGTTGACTGAAATCACGGGTGATTGCTGATGGCCGCAAGAGACAGGATTTTAAGTGTACAGACTGTTGGTTTCAGAAAGTTGGCCAACCTGTTCGACGCGATTGTAGAGGGAGCAGATCCACCTACCAACGCAAAGGATCTTGGCGACTTGATGCTGCAAGAGAATCGAATCCGATTCAAGGGACAGGCAGATCCAGATGATAGACCGTGGCCACAATCAAAGCGTGCTAAGAAGCGTGGAGGCCCCACACTGTTCGATGACGGCTTTCTTTTTAATAGCCTGGGTGTACGAGACGAAGCACTGGCACCAGGGGTGGGCACCGTTGCTCTATTTTCAAATGTTGTTGGGAAGCGAGGCCGACGCTATTCAAGATTTCATCAAGACGGTACGCGATTTCATATTGCGCGACCGTTTCTTGGGTTCAGTAGTAATGATGAGGAACTCATGGTGGACTTCATTGCGGGTCGTATCGCACGACTGTCTGCGGCGGCTTTGAGGGGATGATGTGTCACACGACGTTATAGATGCAGCGGCGAATGATTTACTAGCAAGGATTCAACCCTTGGTGGAATCGGAAGCTCTATACGTATACGACGTAGACGAGATGCTGCATGAAAAAAGTAGGTTGAGTCTGCCTAATATGTCATTGGTGTATGCGGGCATGACACCTACTGGGAATAAAGCTGCCGATGCGACGTTTGATTTATACGTCTGTGCCGGTAGGGATCGAGAAAACAGGGTCGATGGGTTGGCCAAAATAACGGGGACCAGCATACTGGCAGATATTCGGAATGCCATTATGAAGACCACGTTTTGTTATCCACCAACAGCAACAGGACACCAGTGGAGAATGGGGCCGGAAAGACCCGTAGGGATTGACGGTAACCTCATAGTTTATCTACAAAAATGGATTACCAAGGTGATCTTGGTCGCTTGAGGCAGGTTGGTAAAGGTAGTATAGAAGTAGAGTGGAACTGATCGATATGGTTGTATTCAAGTTCAACAAGCCGGTAACCTACCAGGGTGAACCGAGGGAGGCGGGTTTCACGGTAGAGATGCCGAAGGAAACTGCCGACCGTCGTGAGAAGGCTGGACTTGGATCGATTGTCCCGGTTGAGACCGAGAAACCAAAAAAGCCACGGGCGAAGACCCCGAGGCGACGGAAAAACCAGTAGGTAGGAGATAAAGCCAATGGGCGCAAACAATGCATGCGTAAATTCGCAATACTTTTCGGGACAGGGTGCGTTTCTCTTGGCCGACCGCGATGGGAGTGGTAATCCTCTGGGATTCCGTCCAGTCGGCAACGTGTCGGCCTTGACGCTCGCTGTGGAGACCACGGAATTCGAGCATAAGGAAAGCTGCACCGGGGCACGAGCCATTGACTTGGTGATCGTGCAAGAGATCGACGCCACGCTCACCGTCACTATGGAAAGCCTGGATCGCGAGAACTTGGCAATCGCCTTGTTTGGTTCGTCCAGTGCCATCGCGGCATCGTCCGTGGTGAATGAAGCGGCTATCGCACGACATGATCTGTGGATACCCCTCGCCAACATTGATGTGTCGGTAGTGGTTGTCACCGATGTGGGTGCGGCGACCACGTTCGTTGAGGGTGTCGATTACCTGTGCAACAACAAGGCGGGATCGATTTTCGTTTTGTCCACGGGTGCCATTACGGATCTGGAAGTGTTGGAGATCGATTACGACTTCGCGGCACAAGACGATGTGCAGGCAGTTACGACCAGCACCGGATCTATTCTGTACGGGCGTTTCGAGGGGCTGAACACGGCACTCGACCCGAACAGTTCAATGGTGGTCAACGCTTTCAAGATTCAGGTACAGCCTCTCGCGGAGCTTGCCCTGATCAGTGACGAAGTGACCGCGATGGAAGTGGAGATGAAGGTGCTTTCGGATCCGCTGCAAACAGGCACGTCGAAGTTTTTCGAGATCCGCAAGTCAGACGGCGGATAAGAACACCGTCCACATGCGTGGACACCCTGAGTGTGTAGGAGACTGGGCGGGGGGCGCGAGGCCCCCCTTAACCCATCAAGGAGGGAAGGTCTCAAACTGTGAGAAGAGAGGTAACCAAAATGGGATTAGCAAATCTCGTGATACCAGAGCGCACCGTCACGATTATGGGCGGGCAGGAAGTGACGCTACATGCGTTAGACATGGAGGGCATCATTGTCTTGATGCAGGAAGATTTGGCGGCGTTTCGAGCCATCTACGAGATGGAGAAGTTAACCCTCAGTCAACTGATCAAGATGGCACCAACCCTTTGTCATAAAATGATTGCACACGGATGCGGCGAGCCGAAGGAGTTTGAAAAGGCTTCCAAGATTCCCTTGGGGGATCAGCTAGTGCTAATCGAGGGCATCTGGGAATTGACGAATCTTGACATGGATACGTTGGGAAAAGTGATGGGCTATCTAGCCGACATGATGGAGGCAGCACCCGCAGGGTCACTTTCAAAGACCCCGGAGGCGCACTCCGAAGTCCAGCCGATGAATTCATCGACGGACTAGAGATAGCCCTATCTCATGTAGTGTCGGCGGGACACAGAGGCGATGACGCACTCAAGTGGCCCATACCTACGTTGTTCGCTTGGGCTGCCATAGCGGCTAAGAGCCGAGATAAGGAGCGACTGGAGGAAGCAAGTGATGCCAGAAACGCTTATCATGGGGATAAGAGTGGTTGGAAGGCATTTGTAAAGGCATTGACACCGAGTAAGTTGAGAAGAAATGGCTGAATCAGAAGTCAAAATCACAATTGCTATAAACGACCGCACTCGCGGGAGTTTGGCTCGTGTCAATAAGGAAACCGAGCGCCTTCGGGATAATCTCAAAGGTGCCGGGGCCGCTGCGAATGCTACGGAGAACGTAGGCCGCCAATTGACTCGTCTAGGTAGGGCAGCCGCCGCAGCGCGAGTTCGTGTCCGTGGTTTCTTCAGATCGCTGCGTGCGAATGCACAAGCCAGCATTGTACAGCTTCAGGCATTACGTAGCGGGTTTAATCGGTTACGTCTATCGGCCGCTGGACTTGGTGCCGGGTTCACAGCACTTGGACTCGGTGCCGGTCTTATTGCCGCATCGGATGCTGCTCTGCAAGCCAATGCCCGCATACGCATCGTCGCGGATACCGAAGAGGATCTGATCCGTATTCGCGGCAGGTTGCTTGCGATATCAAACAGGACTCGTACCAGTTTCAGTGAGAATGCCAAGGTATTCGCTCGGCTATCCATTGCCACGGAGGAACTTGGAACGTCGGAGGAAACGCTACTTAGCATTATTCAAGGTGTGAATAAAGCTGTGTTGCTCTCCGGTGCGACAGCACAGGAAGCGAATGCCGGTATCATTCAGTTGACACAGGGTATCGCGTCCAACAGGTTCCAGGGTGATGAACTTCGGTCAGTGTTGGAAAACTTGGTCGTTGTTGGTGATTCCCTTGCCAAGAGTTTGGGTACAACGATTGGTGGTATACGGGAATTGGGCGAGGCCGGGGAGCTTACTCGTGAGACATTGATTCCTGCATTGGCAGAGATTGATCGTCTCGTCAGTGAGCGGTTTGAACGTCTTCCAGTTACAGTAGGTCAAGCCGTTACTAGGATTCAGAATACCTTACTGACTGCATTCACTGGAACAGAAATTACACCACTTGTTGATGCGCTTGGTGAGTTAGAGCAAAGTCTTCAGGATCCAGCCACCCAGGCACAGCTACAAAGTCTTGCCAGAAGCGCGGCCGTACTTGCCGCTGGCTTTGTGAGAGCAGCACCCGCTATTGCGGGGTTCATTAGTAATCTTAGGTTACTGGCTCAAGTTACTGGCATTGTGGTTGGCTCATTTGCAGAAATCCTCATACTCACTAGAGGCAACTTGTTTAGTACCGTAGCCGCCTTTGCCAGAGGGGACATTCAGGAAGTAGTAAAGATAGGCAAGGAAGCTATCGACATTTTGTTTGATGACGAGTTGCAAGCTCAAGAGGATCTAATTAAAGACAAGGAAAAGTTTGCACAGTTAGAGAATGATATTGCGGTAGGTACAGCAGCGGCTAAGTTAAAGGCGTCTCAAGGTGCTTCGGCTGCCATTAAGAAAAATGCACAAGAAGAAACTCGTGTCATCGAAACAGAACTGCGTAAGCAGATCGCTCTGACCAAAGAATTAACTGAGGAACTTGAGGAACTACGTAACCCAAAGGACACTGGGCAACGTGGAGGGGATGATTTTGATGACTCATTGGCCCGTCAAGCGGATCTACGAAAGGCAACCAGGGCACTGGCGGTTGGTGAGCTAGAAGATGCGCGTAATATTGCCATAGCGTTATTGAAAGAAGCAGAAAGCATAGACAATGTAGTTGAACGAACGAATCTTGAGAATCGTGCGAAGTTGCTCCTTCTTGAAACAGATGCCAAGTTGCTCATTGCAACGAAGCTAAGAGTAGCCGAATTAAAAAAAGAAAAAGAGATCGCCGCCGCAGAAGCGAAAACAGGAACCGTCGCCGCAGAAGCGGCGAAGAGAACAGTTGAAGACTTACCAGAAGAGGTAAAGACTCTTCAGGAACAGGGACTCATACCGGCCGAAGTCGCCGGGACTGTTGCTGCCGTAACGGCTGAATTTGCGTTTCTTAGAGATACTACGCGAGAACTGAATGAGAACCCCATTTCACTTAAAGTGGATAGTAACGTCCCTCAAGTGACTACTGAAGTAAACGGGTTGAATGCAGCCCTTCAAAATACCAATAGCACACTTCTTGAGACCATTAAGAGGTTTGCAGCATTGGCCACCGCATCCGGCCAGCCGCCCGATGGTCCGACTGCGACCGTGGGCATTCGGGGTGCGACAGGTGGGCGTATCCCAGGTTTCGGTGGGGACGACAAAGTGCCTGCCATGCTGGAGCGCGGCGAGTACATCATCAACAAGAGATCAACCAGACAGAACTTGGGCTTGTTACGAGCAATCAACAGGGGTAATGGAAGCCTATCCCGTATGTCCCGCATACCGCATTTTGCGGAAGGCGGAATCGTACACATGCAAGGTGGTGGGCCGGTAGGTGCTAAGGCACCAGTGAACATCACTCTACCCGGTGGCCCGACTTTGCAGTTGTCTGAGGGTGCCGATTCCGTAGAGAGTATCAAACGGACAATCGCAAATGAGGCACTCAAGAGAGGCAGGAGAATAACCTAATGTCAGGTGGATCAGTTTCAAATGTGATTCTAGGTGGTGTGCAGATTGCTCTTTCGTCTGCATTTGATCTTTCCCAGTCGTACAGTGTGCTAGGGGGGGATCAGTTGTTGCGTATGCTGGATGGATCCGGTGTCAAGCAGCAACAGTGGAACAAAATCGCGACTACCATCACAGGTAACGGAGCATTGCCTGTTGGGTTGGATGAGATTGATTTCTCGTTGGCCCTGGTTTTGAGTTGCGGAGCGCCAAGGGGCGTGACAAGCACAAGCACAACTATCGTGTTGCCGCCAGGACGAAGAAGTGATCCGGGTTTTGAAGAGACCGGCTTCGCTCTCGTCGGTAACGATTGGGTATCAACCAGTATTGGGATTGTGATAGACACCGTGACTCTGGTGAACCCAGGTGGGGCCACAGCGTTTCGTGTCGAATACTTCCCAGAGATCACAGTGTTCGCGAGGCCACCAGATATAGGCGATGCAGTTCGCGGCCGAGAATTTACGTGGACGATTAACGCAGAGGAAATCTGATCATGTCTGAGAAACAATTGTATGCGAACAACGCAGAATCCAAGTTGCTCGCTGATATATCGGGGGCGGCCGTTACATTTGACGTGCTTTCTGGTGACGGCGCAAAGTTTCCTGCTCCAACCAATCCAGGGGATTTCTTCTTGGTTACGCTCACCGATGGGCCTGATGAAACGAAGTGGGAAATCGTCAAGGTCACATCGAGAACAGGCGACACGTTCGATACAGTCGTTCGTGGCCAGGAGGGTACGGCTGCAATAGCGTGGATTGCCGAATTCACAAATGTCAGCGGCCGCCTCACCAGGGACACCATTCAAAACTTCTTCAACAAGACCGTCGCTAACACGGAACACATAGAGTCCGCAGTAAGTGCGGCAGCCGCATTGGATATCGATCTCGGTCAATCCAATAACTACACCGTGGAGTTGTTTGAGGATGTGACTAGCGTGACGTTTAGTAACGAACCCGCTGGACCTGCGCTTACTCCGATAACCATCGAGTTCACTCAGAATGGTACAGGTGGGTGGACCGTTACTGGTTGGGAGGCTG